CGGTTTTAAATTTACTGATGAGCATAAAGGTGTTGCAGTTCGATGTAAGACGTTGGAGAGTACGAGCTTCCTCAAGCGCGACTTTGTCTTTGATGACGTCACTTTCCGTTGGAAGGCCCCTCTTTCCTTGGATACTGTGTTAGAAATGGCGCAGTGGGTTCGAGGAAAGGAGGACCATCATTCGGTTTGTGCCCAAACCTTAGAAATGGCCGTGTATGAGTTGGCTCAACACACGAAAACGACTTTTGATAAGTACATCGGATGGTTTGAACTGGCCGCTAAGATCCTGCAAGGATCAGCTAGGGTAGTTTATGAAACTTATGAAACTTATCAGAGAATGGACTGTACTAAATATTATTTAGTGCCTAAATTCTAAGCCATGAGAAGTGAGGTTTAGTCCGGAGTACCAGCTTATAAACTGGTGCGTTAACACGGCGAGCATGTACGGGAAACGTCTAGATACGTAACGCCCTGTGCCCAAAAAACCCATTTCTTTGGCAACCGACCAGCGTATGTCGTTAAACTACGCATCTGTCTGTGTGTGCTTGTGAGCGTGAATGTGTGAGCAGTAGTGCAGGGTGATATACCCGGCTACAACATGGCAGAACTCGCTACTGAAGGAACTGATGCTCCAACTGTGGTTGAGGAAATTGAGATCGTAACCTTCGAAGATGAAGGGAGCGTGGAGGCAGGTACTCTCGCCATGCCTACCGGCATGCCTGAAAAGTATGCTGGTTCAGCTAGAGAGGGTCGAGAACACACGGTTGTGGATTTCTTGTCTAGACCTATGAAGCTGATGAATTTCATCTGGTTAGCTACTGCGACCCCTAACACCGATCTCTTCGTTATCAATTTTCCTAATGATCTATTGAAGCAGCCTGCTGTTTTTGAAAAGATTAGAGGATTTACTTGGTTTCGGGGAGAGATGGTGCTTCGGGTCAATGTTAATGCCCAGAAGTTTCAGCAGGGCCGGTTGCTTTTGTATTTCATTCCTTATCGATTTACGAAGACATCTGACCCTGCTTCTCAGCATCTTACTTCAAAGACTGGTTTTCCACGCGTGGATATCGATCTTGCGCAGTCCCAATCTATGACTATTCGGCTTCCATTTGTGGCTCCTATGTCACATTTAAATTTAATACATGAGGAATGGTCGATAGGCACTGTTGTGGCAACTGTCTATGGCAAATTGGCTGGCGGTACTGGAACAGGTATTGGTGGATCTGTGTGGGCTCACTTCGAAAACGTGGAGATTAATCTCCCCACTGGAGTGAAACCTTACATTGTCCCACTACCTGAAGAAGGCGGCAGTTATGTCAAGACTTTTGCGCAAGCAAATATTAAAGGTGAAAAGTCAGCTTCGGGAGGTACTATATCTGGAGCGGCTCGGGCAGTAGGTTCCGTCGCAACGTTGGCAGCCAATATTCCG